GACCACGCTCCGTCGCCGCGCAGGAAGTTGGACGCCGACGGGGTGCCGGTCGTCGACAGCTTCGACAGGGCGATCGCTGCCGAAGTCGAGATGTCGGCGTTGACGATGGTGCCGTCAGTGATCTCTGACGTGGTGATCGACGACAGGGTGGCGAGCGACCCGAGCCCGAGGTTCGTCCGAGCCGTCGCAGCGTTGGCGAGGTCCGACAGGTTCGACGCCTTCTGCGCCGCGCCCGTGATCCGGGAGTCGTCGCCCTGTGCGGCGGTTCCGGCGGTCGTCCCGTAGGAGACGGCGAGGGTCCGGTCGGCCGACAGGTCACCGCCTCCGGTCAGGCCGGTGCCGGCGGTGATGCTGCGGGTCTGGACGACGATCGCCTGGCCGCCGACCGTCGACCCAGCGCCGAGCGCAGCGACCCCAGCCGCCGAGATCGACACCAAGACGGACCCGTTGTAGGCCTGCCACTCGGTCAGGTTCCCGGTCTGCCCGTTGCGGCCCTGCACCACCAGCGGCTTCGTCGAGTTCGTGCCACCAGAAGACAAGATCACCGCAGCGGCGTTGTCCGTCGTCGTCCATGCGTTCACGCCGATGCGCTGCACCGTGCCGGGCGTCGCGGCCGGGGCGTTCACGAGGAGTGTCCCGCCGGCTCCGACCCTGAACACGTTCACGCCCGACGCGACGCCTCGGTACAGGTCGGCAGACTGGGAGACGGCACCGGTGACCGTGAGGCCGACGGTGCCGGCCGCCGCGGACTGGACCGACGGGTTCCCGGTCGCGGCCATCGACGCCCACGGGATCGTCGGCAGCTGCGCCGCCTGGAGCAGCCCGGAGGCGTCGAGCGACGCGAACCCGTCCGCGGTGGCCCGGGCGGCCCACACCTTCTCGACGCCGCGGCCCTCGATGCCCTGCAGCGCCTGGCGCGCCGCGTACTGGCCGAGCATCAGATGCCCGTTCGTCAGGGGGTGCGTGTTATCGATCGTGATCCCGAGCGGGTCCCCGTCGACCGAGTCGACCGGGCCGTACAGCTCGTCCCACTCCCACACGTCGACGTCGGTCGCCGCTGCGGCGATCTCGTACGCGGCGGTCCGGAACGCCTCCCAGGTCGCATCGGCGGTCGTCGCGGCGGCCATCGGGAGGAGGATCACGAACGACGCCGGCTGCACGCCGCGCGCCGCCAGATCGGTCCGGACGTAGCCGAACAAGGTCTGCGTGTTGGTCTTCCAGGTCGCCGCCCCCGAGCCCCGGTCGTTCACGCCGAGCGCCGAGATCACGAGCGCCGGGGTCAGGTAGCCCGACTGGATCGGGTCACGCCACGCCGCCTGGTTCGAGACGAACGTCGACGTGTTGTACCCGTAGTGCGAGCCGTTCCACACCCGGTGGCCGGCCCCGTAGTCGCCGTCGTAGAAGTAGGCGCCAACCCACTCCGCATACCCCGTGTAGGCGCCGTGGGTCTCGCGGGTCACCTCGACCGTGTAGGTGCCGCGGGTGAGGGCCCCCGAGTCCCACACGTTCTCCTTGTAGGCGTTCGCCGCCAGGGTCCCGTCGTAGGTGTAGATCGACCCGGAGTCGGCGACGACGGTGCCGCCCTGGTCCTTCACGACGAAGTGCAGGTCGGCCTGGGCGAACACGTTCGCCTTCAGGTAGTGGACCCGGACCCGGTCACAGGTGATCCCGGCGGTCATCGTGACCGTCGGGGTGCCGACGTTCATCCGCCGCGACCGCAGCGAGATCCCGTAGTTCCGCTCGGACTCGGTGCCGTCGTTCGCCGAGAAGTGCGGTGTCGCGTACCAGCCGCCCCCAGCGGCGACCCACCGGCCGATCCGGCCCTTGTCGTTCAAGGCGCGCGCCAGGTTCGTCGCGAACCGGCCGACCCACCCGTACTCGTAGAGGGGGTTCCCGTACCAGCCTTCCGAGATCGAGTCGCCGAGGATCAGGACGTCGCCCTGCCCGCCGGTCGAGAACTTCGCGGCGTTGTAGTTCCAGTGACGGAGCGCCTCGAGCGACGCCTTCTGGCGCAGCTGGATCACGTCGGCCTCGGTGACGCCGCCACCGCCGGACACGGTGATCCAGCCGGCGTCGTAGTCGGTGCCGGACAGCTTCCCCCACGCCTGGCCGGTGGTGCCGCCCGGGCCGAACCCGACGGTCCCGCCGGCGACGCCGGTCGCATCGACGACGATCGTGTCGCCATCGCTGATCTCGAGGGTGACCGCGTCGGTGTCGTCGATCTCGACGACGACGGAGTCGGCGGTCTGGACGATGACGGTGACGGTGTCGGTGCTCATCCGAGGGAGTCCTCGACGGTGTACTCGATGCCGAGCAGCTGCGAGTCGGCGCCGGCGACGGTCTGCCAGACCTCGCCGATCCACGAGCCGACCGCGAGGCCGGTCGTTGTCGCCTTGGCGATCGACAGGGTGACGATCCCCTGGGCGGCGAGGGACATGCCGGGCGTCATGGTGGTGACGGCGCCGCCGTAGGACTGGGCGATCTTTCCGGCGAACGTGCGGGCCGAGACGTCGATGGCGTCGCCGTTCTCGTCGCGGAAGCGGAGCGTGAGGACGTAGTCCTCGCGGCGCTTGATGGTGCGGGTGATCTTCGGGGCGCTCGAGGGAGCCATCAGGACCTCACCGATCGCGACGAGGCGAGGAGCGCGGCGATCGCTGCTGACGCAGCGGTCGGGAGCTGCGCGACGAGCGCGACCTGGGCGCCCCAGGCGGCGGGGTCGGTTGAGCCGGCGCCGCGGGCGATGAGGACGATCAGGCCGACCTCGCCGACCAGGGCGACGAGGCCGAGGACGGCGACGACGGCCCTGACGGTCCAGACGTCGGTTGCCGGCTCGGGGGTGGTGGGGGTGGTGGGGTCCATCAGTGCTCCTTCTCGAGCTCGGACAGGATCTTCCGCAGCGCGATCTCGACGGCGGCCGTCACGTCGGTCTTCTCGGTCGCCATGTGGTCCTCGACCTTCGTGGCGAGCACGTCGAGGCGGGCGGACTGCTCGACCATCTGCTCGACCATCTCGGCCCGCTTCTGTTCGGCCCGCTCGACCTTGGCCGGAAGCGACTCGTCCTCGTGGCCGGGCTTCGGGGGCTCGAAGTGCGGCAGGACGTAGCGGCGCAGGTCCCGGTCGGTGGTGAGGGACCGGGCCACCGACGTGACGATCGCGACGACGCACGCCACCGCGAGCGGGGCAGCGATCGACACGAACAGCGGGTGAGCGAGGACGCCCGGGTCGTCGGCGAGCATCACGCCGGCGGGGTCAGGTCCGACAGGTCGACGCCGAGGTGGTCGGCGATCCGCCGGACGGCCTCCTCGGTGCGCGACACCCGGAGGCCGAGGTAGTCGGGGCCGCCACCGATCGACCCGGCGGCGACGCCGACGGGGTCGATGTTCGTCGCGATCCCGGCGATCGTCGCGCCCATCGTGAGCCGTTCGCGGGTGTCCTGGTTCACGAACTCGGGCTGCAGGGCCTCGACGATCCACTCCTGGAAGGTCTTCTTGTCCATGTCGTCGAACTCCTCGGTCGGGGTCGGGGTGGGCTGGTCGGGGTGGTACTGGCCCCAGTCGGGGGCGAGGATGATGTTGCGGTCGCAGGTGACGCCGCCGACGACCGGCTGTTCGGGGGTCTGCGCGATGACGGCGTGGCGGGTGGTCGGGATCTGCGGGAGCGGGTCGGCGTTCGGGTCCCAGCGGCGTCCCGACCAGGTCGAGGTCCACGAGTAGGCGCCGGCCAGCCAGAAGGCCGGGGCGACGCCCTGGTCGACGAGCCAGTCGCCGAGGTCGCCGCCGCCGTAGAACCCGCACGGCCGGTAGGTGTTGGCGACGCCGAGCGCGTCGCGGACGGCGCCCCACTGCGAGCGGGCGAAGCCGATGTCCTGGGTCAGGTAGACGGGGCGGTCGTGGGGCCAGCCGAGCTCGTCGGCGAGCTGGGAGGACTGCTGGCCGAGGCGGTGGCCGGCGGCCTCACCGCCGAGGAGCTCGCGGCCGTTCTCCTCGCGGATCAGGGCGACGGCGTTGCCAGCGGCGAAGTGCGCGTCGATCTCGGCGCGGGTGACGCGCCGCCAGTCGCCGGCGAACCCGAGGTATCGGAGGACGCCGACCCAGCCGCCGTCGCGGGTGGCCTGGGCGGGGATGGCGGCAGCGGAGTCGAGCGCTTCGGGCATCGGGTCACCTCGTGCAGGGTCCAGAAGATGCCGCCGGTGACGGCGGCGACGATGAGCTCGGGCCACCCGTGGGCCTGCAGGGCTTGGCCGGCGAGAACGGATGACAGGACGACACCGGCGAGCAGCGCCCGGCGCATCAGGAAAGCTTCGATGAGCGGAACGCCGGGGCGCGCACCGGTTCGGCGGTGTCGATCATCAGGCGGATCTGTCGGCCGCGGTCTTCGACCAGGTCGGAGAGGTCGACGGCGTTCGCGGCGGATGAGCCGGTGCCGGCACCGGCGCCGGACTGGGTCTTGAGCCAGTAGACGCCGGCGCCCTCGGGGATTCCCCACTCGATGCCGGTGACTCGGACCTTCTGCGGGTGGATCTCGGTCCCGGCGGCGGCGACCTTGTTGGCGGTGTCGACGCACCCGGTCCACGGGTCATAGAGGTAGACGTAGTCGCCGACGGCGAGGTCGACGTTCGGGAGCAGCGATCCGCCGGGGAGGGTGATCACGAGGCGGCGCCGCTGCAGGCGGAGCTGGCCGGCAGCGATGTAGGCGTCGGCGGCGTTCTGCGGGGCGCCAGCGCCGGCGACTTCCGACGTCGACTTCGACGCGCGGCGGGCGGTCGAGTTGTTGACCAGCGGATAGGAGAGCCGGCCGGTGAAGTCGGCGTTCGTCGACCCGCCCGAAGACAGGGCGTCGGTCGCGTAGATGTCGATCGAGTAGTCCTCGTCGAACGCGTCGCCGGCCTCCTGGATCTCGTCGGCGATGACGTGGCGGCCACCGCCGACGAGGACCATGTCGTCGCGGGTGATCACGATCTTCGGGGTCTGCACGAACGCTGAGCCGGCGCCGGCCTGGGAGAACACGACCTCGCCGGGGTGCCGGAGCGCGAACTCGGTCTGAGGTGAGGTCTTCCGCCGCCACCGGTCGATCATCTTCATGGTCGTGTCGTTGACGAAGTTCGAGGCGATCACGTCGATGATCGTCGTCGCCGGCACCGATGACAGGGTGAGGGTGAGGTCGCCGATCGAGTTCCCGACGGACCACAGCTCGTTCAGGAGCGTCGTGATCGTCGCGGACCTCGAGCCGGTGGTGACGCCGGCCGGGTAGCCCATCGACGCGTCGCCGAGCCAGTAGAGGAGGTTCAGGCCTCCGAACGCGACCGGGGACTCGGGACCGCGGCGGTCGCGCTCGAGGACGACGCCGGCGTAGATCGACGAGGTTCGGACCTGGTCGTAGGTGGGGCGGGACAGGCGCGCCGCGGTGACGGCGAAGTGATCGCGCCAGACGATCCCGGTGCGGACCGCGAGCGGTGTCTCGCGGGCGAGGTCGATGCGCCAGCGGCCCGGCTGCATCAGCCGCTCGTCGATGCTCACCGCTGCACCCCGAGGTGTACGACCTCGTCCATCGCGGCGAAGTACTGGTCGCGCAGGTCGGTCGAGTTGCCGGGCGCGGACGCGACGCCGGTGCCGGCGTTCGTGGCATAGGAGCAGCCGAGCCCGAAGTCGAAGGTCGACACGAACGACGACGCGACGAGCTCGCCCTGGTACCAGTAGGCGTTCGCGGCGCCGGTGGTGGTCGACGTGCCGGTGAACATGCACCAGCGGTTCCCGTCGGCGTCGTTCGCGGTCGGGTAGATGCCGCCGCCGCCGGTGATGAGCTGGTGAGACGCTGCCGCGGCACCGGAGCGGATGATGCCCCAGTACCAGGCCGGCGTCGCCGACACCGAGATCGCCCCCTCGATGATCGCGGACCCGCGCCTGATCCGAAGGTCGATCGCGACGTCGGTCCACTGCGAGGGCGACGTGATGTAGGCGATCTGGCCCCACAGGCGCAGCGTCGCGCAGTGGGGCTGACACCGGATCACCTCGACGTGAGAGATCGCGGTCGCCTTGATCGGCCACGTGTTGTTCGGCTGGGTGTAGACCCCGTTCGCCCAAACGATCGAGTAGCCGGTGTTCGTGCCCCACGACGACGGCGTCGCGCCCGGGCCGACGACGTTGAACGTCCGATCGGTCGCGGCGGGCGCAGACACGACCTTGACGTAGCCGTTCCCGATCTCCCAGTTCTCGTCGTTGCCGGCGGCGGGGATCTCGGCGCCGACGACGTAGTCGCCGCCGACCTTGATGTAGCAGCCCATGTCGTACCAGGACGCCGGCGCGATCCGCTGCCGCGAGTAGGCGGCGGCGAGGCCCGAGTCGGTGACGACGCGGGCGGTGCCACCGGGCCCGACCCGGCCGTAGGTGGTGCGGAGCGTGCCGCCGTAGTCGAACGCGGTCGCGGTCGACGGATAGCCGACCAGGTAGGACGGGGACACGCCGCCGGGGATGCCGGTGCGCGACGTGCCGACGGTGTAGGACTCGGCGCTCGGCATCTGGTAGCCGCCGGCGACGCGCTCGAGGTCGAAGTCGACCCGGAACCCGTAGACGGTCTGATAGGTGGCCTCGATCGCTGACACGCGCGGCGGGCGGGTCAGCCGGTAGAACCCGTCGATCGTCGAGTCGGTCGACCAGGTGACCGGCACGACCGGTTCGCCGCGGACGGTGTCGCCGAGGCCGAGGGCCTGCTGCCGGAGAACCTTCGCGGCGGCCATCGACGCACCGAAGATCCAGCCCGACACCTGCAGCCCGTCGTCGCCGGCGTGGACGAGCTTGTCGGGGTCGCCGATCGAGAGCCGGCCGATCGTGAACGTGCCCATCAGCTATCGCTCCCCACGGTCGCGAACCCCTCGCGGCGGATCTCGTCGAGGATCGCCGCCGCGACGGCCTTGTGATCGCCGACCACCCCGTGCACGTGCACGGTGATCCCGCCGGTCGTCGGCATGATCGTCCCGGAGTTGTCGGGGACGAACAGCTCGGGGCGCTGCTCGCCGACGACGTAGGGCGAACCGGCCGACGCGCGGCCGCCCTTGGCGCGGTACTCGGGCGGACGGAACTGGGTCGGGATGCCGACGGCGTCCATCGTCGCCTTGATCGCGGCGCGCTGGTCACCGGCCGCGACCGCCTGCGCGGTCTTCACCGCGAGCGAGTCGCCGGCCCAGCCAACCTGCAGGAGGAACTGGGTGAGGACCGTGCGGTTCGCGAGGGCGATCGTCTGCTGCAGCTCGTTGCGGACCCCGGGGTACTGCGCCGCCAGGTCGGTGAGGGCGTTGCGGTAGATGAGGGTCTTCTGCCAGGCGTCGACGGTGCCGCCGTTCGCGGTCACCTGCGCCACGTAGTTCTCGGCCTGGGCTCGAGCGTTCGCCTCCATGTCGGCGGCGACGCCGCGCAGCGCCTGCCCGTACTCAGCCGACCCGGCCTTGCCCTGTCGCTGCAGCTCGATCAGCTGCCCGAGTCCCTCGTTCACCCGGTCCCATGTCGACGCGACCTGCTGGCCGGCGTCGAACTGGCCGGTCAGCTGGGCCCACAGCTCGTCCTGGGCCTTCTGCAGGTCCTTCGTCTTCTGCTCGGCGTTCTCGAGGGCGTTCCCGTACTCGTCGACGCCGCGCGCCGCGAGGTCGGCCGAGTTGCCCTGCTGCTGCATCTGCCCCTCGAGGTCGGCCAGGTGCTTCTTCGCCGACGTCATCTTGTCGAGCGTCTCCGACGACCACGCGAAGTGGACGCCGCCCTCGCCCTGCGCGCCTCCGAAGTCGAGGGTCGTCATCGAGTCGAGCTCGCCCTGCAGGCCGGCGATGATCCGTTTCGTGTCCTCGATCTGCTCGGGGACGGTGCCGGCGAAGGCCCGGGTCTGCGTCTGCAGCCAGTGGTCGGCGGCGTCGGCGTTGTCGGACAGCTTCTTCTGCAGGAGCGTGAGCGCAGCGATCGCGCCAGCGACGGAGAACCCCCGCAGGGCCATCTCGCCGCGCGACATCCCCGAGAAGAAGTTGCGGGCGGCGGCGCCGGCCTCGACGAAGTTCGACTTCATGCGGATGACGGCGCCGATCATCATCGACGCGCCACCGGCGAAGATCAGGGCGGTGCCCCCGAACATGCCGAGCGACCCGATCGTCGACCGCACCGGGCCCGGCAGCTGGCCGACGACCGACACGAGCGACTTGACCGGGCCGAGCATCGTGTTCATCGCCGAGATCACGCCGCCACCGATCTGCACCCGGAGGCCTGCCATCGTGGCATCGAGCTCGCGGTGGGCCTTGATGTTCGCCTTCACCGCGTCGAGGTTCTCGCCGGTCAGGGTGAGGCCGTACTTGTCGGCCTCGGCGGCGAGCCGCTGGATCTCGGCGCCGCCCTTGTTGAGCAGCGGCAGGAGATCCGCGTAGGACCGCCCGAAGATCTGGTTCGCCAGGGCGTTGCGCTCGGACTCGTTCGACATCGCCTTGAGCCGGTCGGCGACCTCGAGGAAGACGTCGTTCGCGCCGCGGAGGTGTCCGCTCGAGTCCTTGATCGAGACGCCGAGCCCGTCGAACGCCGGCTTCCCGGCCGCCATGCTCTTCGTGAGCATCGAGTAGCCCTTGGCGAGGGTGTCGACGTCGACGCCGGACTGCTGCGCCGCGAACCGCATGCGCGACATCGTCTCGGCCGTCTCGCCGGTCATCCGCTGCAGCTTGAGCGTGTCCTTCCCGGCGGAGACGAAGTCGTCGCCCATCTTGCCGAGGGTGCGGGTGATGAGCGTCCCAGCGGCGACCATGCCGGCGCCGGCGACCATCATGCCGGTGCCAACCTTCTTCGACGCGTCGGAGGCCTTGCCGAGGTCGCGCTCGGCGGACCGGCCGACCTTCTGCATCTCGGCGACGGCCTTGGACCCGTCGAGGTCGACGAGGATCGCGAGACGTTCGACGATTCCGGGCATCGGGTCACCTCCTCCGCAGCAGTAGTCGCAGGTCGCCCAGGCGCTGCCGGCGCACGACGTCGGGCGCGCCCCAGGGCATGTCAGCGAAGATCGTCAGGTACTCGGCGGTCGTGATCGACCGCTGGGGATCGGGTGGCAGCTGCACCTCGAGCCGCCAGAACGACAGGTGAGGCCGGGTCCAGACGCGCGACCGCGCCGCCTCCTGGATCAGGAATCCGAGGAGGCGGCGGCGATAGGAGGGACCTGCACCTGGCCGATGTTGGCGACCATCTCGGCGAGCGTCTCGCCGCCGGCTCGGGCGTCGGCGTCGACCTCGGACAGGCCGGTGCGCTGCAGCGCGATCGACTTGAGCGCCCGATAGTGGCGCGGGTCGCGCAGGTTGAGCGCGGCGAGGTCGGCGAACCCGGCCTTCCGCTGCCACTGCTCGGCCTCGGCGACGGTCATGTCCTGCTCGGTCATCATGACGACGTCGGCGTCGCTGATCGTCCAGGCGACCGCGACGGCCTCCTCGAGGAACCGCTGCTGTACGGCCTCGACGACGTCAGCGATCCGGTCATCGAACCGGCCGGCGGCGATCAGCTGCACGAGCCGGTCGCCTTCTTCGGGTGGCAGGGCATCGGTGGTGGTCACAGTGGTCCCCTCCTGTGATCGGTGGTAGGTGGTGGTGGATCAGGCGAACGAGGCGACCATCGACGTCGCCAGGGTCGCCTGCACGGCCCTGGTCGCCACTGGCCGCGCCTCGGCCTTAGTGGTGTGCCAGAACGGTCTGGCCGGCCCGCCGGGGCTGTTCGCGTACCGGCGTGGCCCGATGTTCGGGATGTTGAGGACGCCGCCCGACATGCCGGCGCCGGCGGTGACGGTCTGCCCGGTGAGCGCAGAGATCGCCTTCGCTCCGCGGCGCGCGGCGCGCGCCCCCTTCTTCGGGAACACCGGGTGAGGCTTCGTGCCGCCCTCGACCCAGTGAACCGGGCCGCGGTAGGCGATCAGCGCTGACGGCGACGTCGTGCCGCCCTTGACGGAGTAGCCGACCGTCCACGGCTTGCCGCGGGCACGAGGGATCGGTGCGCCCACGGCGAGCCCGGAACGGGGCGGCCCGGTGAGGAGGACGCCCTTGGCCGCGAGGGCGGCGTTCGCCACCGCGACCTTCTGCGCCCGCTGCAGGCCGCGCGCCCCGACGGCCAGCTTGCCGGCCAGCTCGTGCGGGGTGCGCGACGTGCCCATCGGGTCAGCTCGTGGCGCGGGACACGGTGCCGGTCGTCGGCCAGGTGACCGAGGTCTTCCCGAGCTCGCCGACCTTGCCGCCGACGACCGACGGGTAGCCGTTGACACGGAGGTTCCCGGTGTACTTCGGGTTCGTCGCCGACACGGCCGCGTTGGTATCGCGCAGCTCGAACGGGACCGAGGTGCCGATCGCCGCCCACACGGTCGCGTCGACCTTCGCCGGGGCGTAGTCCTGCTGGAAGGTGATCTTGATCGTGCCCTTCTTCAGCCCGGACTGGTACTCGCGCCAGCCGCTCGAGCCGAAGTTCGTCGACTCGACATCGTCGATGTCGACGTCGAGCTCGACGGACTCGACGTGATCCGACAGGTCGACCGAGTTGATCAGGACGTAGCAGTTGGTGAGGACCTGGACGGCCATCGGTGATCCCTCCTGGGGTTGGGGTGGTGCTCCCGGCGCGTCAGGCGATGCCGACGACGACGGCGAAGGAGAAGCTGGGCGTCGTCCCGGAGATCGTCCAGTCGACGCGGTAGAAGGTGTCGGTGAGCGGGCCGGCGAGCGACACGAGCTCGGAGCCGGCGGCCGTGGCGGCGGTGTGGGTGATCCGGGTGGTGTAGGCGCCGCCGAGCGTCGACGAGGACTTGACGAGCGCGGTCAGCGACGGCGTCGTGCCCGACGCGGAGAACACGTGCAGCGCCGACCACAGCTTGCCGGTCGAGCCGACCGCCGACATCTGCGTCCCGGTGACGTTGCCCGACGCGGTCTGCGTCTGCTTGGCGGCGACGAGGTTGCCGTGTAGGAGGCCCTCGTTCTTCGCGCCGCGGAACGTCAGCCCGACCTTCGCCATCTCGCCGACCTTGCCGAACAGGTCCTGGTGATCGAAGAACCCGCGCAGGATCACCGCTGGCGACCCCTGGACGCCCGTCTCCGAACACGACAGGACGGTCCCGTTCGCGGCGAGGAGGGCGTTCGCGACGGGTTCGGTGCCACCGGTCGCGGTGTCGAGGAACGTCGACAGCTTCGCTTCGGTCTTCTTGAGGCCGGACTGGTACTCGCGCCAGCCGCTCGAGCCGAACGTCGTCGAGTCGACGTCGTCGACCTCGACGTCGGCCTCGAGGTCGGTCGCGTACGAGGTGAGGTCGTACTGATTGACGAACGCGGTGCAGGCCGTCAGGACGGTGATCGCCATCTAGGACTCCTCGTCTGCGGGGCGGAGGGTGTAGCGGAGGGTGTAGCGGGACAGGACGACGTCCCAGGCGCCGGGTTCGACCTCGGCGAGGATCTCGACCTCTGCGGTGGGCAGCTCGCCGGCGGCGACACCTACCGCCGCGGCGGCCCGCTCGGCGAGGATCTCGACCTCTGCGGTGGGCAGCTCGCCGGCGGCGAACCGCAGCGCGATCGACCGGACCTTGTACGGGTCGAGGCCGAGCGCTTCGCAGACCTCGCGGCCGGCGGCGGCGATGTCAGGCATCGCCGGGGGCCTCGTCGTCGGCGGGGACCTCGACCACGGTGCCGGTGTCGGCGGGGACCTCGATCACCTGGCCGGCGTCGCCGACGAGGTAGGTGTCGCCGGCCGGATCGGGCCAGTTGGCCTCGACGACGACCTGCTCGGCGGCCGGTTCGGTGGTCTTCTTCTTCTTGGTCATCTCGTCACCCCTTCCGCGCCGCGATCGCGACGGTGATCTCGACGCCGAAGTGACCGAGGGCGTCGACCTCCTCGAACGACAGGAACCGCCAGCCCTGGACGACCGCCTGGTCGACGACACCGCCGAGGGTCGGGTCGGCGGAGATCGCGGCGTAGATCGACCAGTCGCCGTCGACGTCGGCGGCGGCGTGCAGGACCCGCATGCCGTCCTCGACGAGCGACGCCGAGACGAGGACGGTGACGGTCCAGGACTCGCCGCCGAGGTAGCCGTTGGCGCCGAACGTGCCCCGGTAGGTGCCCTGGCCGGGCGGCGACACGATCGCTACCGGGGTCGGCATGTTGGCGGCCAGGACGGTGCCGGTGTTGAGGTTGTCGATGGTGCCGACCTGCTCGAGGAGGGCGTCGACGATCGCTGCGATGGTGGTCATCGTCAGAACCCGAGCTGATCGCCGCGGACGTAGCGGTTGAGGAGCGTGCGGACCTCGGGGATGTCGCGGACGCGGAGGGCGCCGTAGTCGCCCCAGCCGACGACGCCGAACGGGGCCTCGCGCATCTTGACGAGCTTCGCTGCGATGATCAGCGACGCCTCGGTGACCGACGCCGGCACGTTCTCCCAGCCCCAGCGGGCGGTCACCTGCACGGCGGCGCGGCCGGCGCGGGTCGGCGCCGGCCACAGCAGCGACCCGATCGGCCTGATCCGGTAGAAGACGTCGGGGGCGTTCAGCGGCTCGAGCTGGTAGTGGGTGCCGAGCGTCCACGACGTCTCGAAGACCCCGTCGCCGTCGGCGTCGACCGCGACGGCGAGGCCGGTCGTCGTCCAGAAGTCATCGACCAGGAGGACGTCGTCGGTCGCTGGCGGCGGCCGGAACGTGCGCGCCGACGCCGACCCGGCGTCGGTGAAGACGCGGCCGCAGTAGTTCTCGATCTCCTCGTCGGCGGCGAGGAGCGCGCCGGCGATGGCCTCGTCGACCGAGGCGCCGGTGACGCCCTTCCCGTCGGCCGAGAGTCGCCTCGAGAGCTGGTCGGCGGCTGCGTAGGTCACGGCCGGGAGGGCTTGCGCGCGGCGCGGGGCTTGGCCGGCGTCGCCGTCTCGAGGTCGTCACCGGCGGCGACCGCGGCCTCGGGCGCGTCGTCCGCGACGGCGGCCCCGGCGGACGCGGCCTGCGCGGCGCGGATCGCCTTGACCTTCGCGGTGTCGCCGGCCCGGTACGCGTACCAGGCTTCGCGGTCGTAGCCGTCGAGGGCGTCGACCTCGTCGGCGGTGAGCTTGTCGAAGTCCACGGGGTTCCTCCGATGTCGTGCGGGTCGAGCGGTCTGCGGGCGTCACCAGCCGCCGCTGGCCGGTGACGCCTGCAGGCCGGGCCCCGCCGAAGCGGGGCCAGACCTGAGGCCTTCTGCCGAGGAGGATCAGAAGGTGGGCGTGACGAGGCCCGTGCCGCTCACGACGGCGATCGACTTGGGGTAGCGGGAGCCGATGAACGCGAGGTACTCCCACACCTGCAGCCGGACCGACAGGGTGTCGGCGTCGGTCTCGAACAGGACCCGGCTCCGGACGCTGCCCTCGTAGAGGAACAGGTCGTCGAACCGGGCGAGGATCACGCGGTCCTCGTTGGTGCCGGCGCCGAGGTTGGTCGGGACGTTCGGGTCGACGTAGACCGGGAGGCCCTGCAGCTCGCCGACGACGCCCTGGGCGCGGACGTCCTGGAACCCGGCGAACGCGTTGAACCCCGAGCCGTTCGGCACGACGAGGGGCCGGTTCGTCGAGTCGAGCGAGGCGAGGTGCCACGCCCACCGGCGGGGGTGCATGACGATGGCCTGGGCCGGCAGGTAGCGGTTCGTGTCGACCTGCTGCTTGGCGTCGGCGACCTTCGGGTACAGCTCGGGGACCGTCGGCGACGCGTCGGTGTAGGTCACCGAGATGATGCCCGACACGTTGAGGATGCCGATCGACGCCTTGTTGAGGACGTAGGTGTCGATCTTCACCGCCAGGTCGGCGAGGAGGTCGGCGAACACGACCTCGTCGAAGTTGATCGGCGACTGGTCGAGGAGCTGGATCGCGAAGACCTGCTGGCCGGCGATCGTGGTGACCGCACCCGACACGGAGGCCGTGGTCATGTCGGTCTTCTGCGCCGAGCCGCCGTCGGACTGCTCGGCCGTGGCGGTGCCGGTCGACACCTTCGGGAGGTTGATCGAGTCGGTCCCGGCCGGGAGCGGCAGCTTCCGGCACAGGTCGGCGGTGACGCGGCCGGCCCGGGCGAGCGGGACGTACTGCTCCATCAGCCACAGGGGCGGCACGAACTCGCCGCCGGTGCCGTCGGTGCGGTTCATGTTGGCGCGGAGCTCGACGTCCATCTCCTGCCCGTGGCGGCGCAGGCGGGCGACGGCCTCGTCGTCGTAGGAGCCGCCGGCCTCCTGGCGGGACTTGGCGAGGTCCCGGAAGTAGGAGTGGGGGCCGCCGCGGCGGTAGGTGAGCTCCTCGCGGCCGACGCGGACGTCGGCGACGCCGCCGGTGCCGCCGGCGGGGACGGCGGCGGGCGGGGTGGGCAGGCCGGCGAGGACGGCCTCGGCGGCGGCGCGGCGCTCGGCGTCGGCGACGAGCTCGGCCTCGCGGGCCGTGAGCGTCTCGACCTCGGCGTCGATCGACTGGATCGTCGACCGGGCCTCGGTGACGGCGGCCGCCTCGTCGGCGGTCAGGTCGGTGCGGTTCTCGGCGCCGGCGGCGGCGATCACGCCGTCGAGGGACGTCTGCGCGTCGGCGCGCTGGGTCAGGAGCTCGCGGAGGCGAGCGCGGATCTGCTCGAGCATGGGGGGTGTCTCCCGTTGTGAGGTGGACTCGTGGTGGGTCCGGCTCAGGTGGGCGACGGGTGCCGACCAGGTGGTGCCCTCGAGGGGTCCGGCGTGGTCGGCGGCGCGTCCCCGGCGTGATGCCGTGGGGGGTGTGGTTCAGCCAGCGGAACGCAGGCTGGCGGCGATGGCCTCCGCGAACGCGAGGGACATCGTCGGCTGGGGGTCCGGCTGCGGCTGCTCGGCGGAGCGCTGCAGCTGGGCGATCGTGGCGGGGTTCGCCGGGTAGGTCACGATGCTGACGTCGAACAGCTGCACCTCGAGGATGCGGCGCTCGGTGTAGTCCTCGTTCCACTCCTGGCGCAGGACCCGGAACGCGAACGACATCTCGTCGAGGTCTTCGCGGGCGAGCGCCGAACACAGCGACTGCACCAGCGGTGACGCCGCGTCGAGGGACGGGACATCGACCCGGAGGCCGACCTGGTCCGACGTCAGGGCCATCGTGCCCGACTTCGTGCGGGCGACCGGGATGCCCTCGTGATTCACGAGGCAGCGGACGTCGTCGCGCTCGTTCACGGACTTGTCGCAGGCGCCTCGAGCGATCGTCTCGGTCCACCCGTACGGGGCGCCGCCGGCGACGTCGTAGGGCGCCTCGTAGACCGTCGCGTAGCCGGCGAGGGCGAGGGTGCCGTCGTCGTTGGCGCGGACCTCGATCTCGCGGCCTCGGGCCTCGAGGAGCCGGCCGGCCTGGCGGACGTCGACGCCGAGCTCGTGGGTGTCGAACTTGGCGAGCCGCTCGAGGACCGGCGCGGGCAGGTTGCGAAGGTCGCGGGTCGTCACGGGTCAGGCCTCCGGGAGGGCGGCCGGCGCGGGGCCAGCGGGGTCGGTGTCGTCGTCGTCGGGTTCGCCGGCGTCGTCGGCGTCGGGTTCGGCCGGGTCCGGGGTCACCCGGAACGGCGGCCAGTTGAGGCGGTCACCGTCGGGCAGCGGCTCGAGGTTCTCGCGGGCCCTCGCCTCGTTCTGCGTCTGCTCGCCGGCCCGGGTACGCATCACCGAGATCTCGGCTCGGGTCTTCGCGTCGACCCGCAGGAGCTCGTCGACGTCGAACCGGACACACGTCGGCGCCGACGTCAGCGCGGTGAGCGCCTCCTCGAGCTTCACCAGCCACGGCTGCAGGGTGTAGGTGAGGAAGTCGAGGGACCGCTGCTCGACGTTGGCATAGGTGAGGGAGTTGCCGGCCTCACCGCCGACCATCTCCGGTGGGATGCGGAAGTACCTGGCGATCGTCGCGACGTTCGCCTTCGTCGTCTCGAGGAACTGGGACTCCTCGGGGGCGATCTGGACCGACTTGTAGTCGAGGCCCGATCCGAGGACTGCGATCCCGCCGTCCTCGGCGAGCGCCTGCCGCCAGCGCGTCTTCGCGGTGTCGGCCTGGTCGCCGTCGACCGGCTGGTCGGACTTGAGGAGTGCCGTCGGGTGGCCGCCGTTGCCGAACCAGTCGGCGCCGAACTGCTCGGCGGCGAGGCCGAGCCCGATCGACTGCGCCGCGTACGACACCGGCGACAGGCCGATCGGCCACGACGGGATCACGAACGCCGGCAGGTGCCACAGCGGGCCCAGCGGGTAGCGGTCGAGGCGCTGGCCGAGGACGTAGAACTCGACCGGGCCGAGCGGGGTCTTCCGGGTGAACGACACGAAGTCAGGGTCGATGATCTCGATCCCTGACGGTCGGCCCCAGCCGTCGATCCCGGTGACGAGCCCCCACGCGTTCCCGCGGGTCAGCATCGACACCATGATCTGCCGGAGCCACTGGACGAGCGATACCTGGGTCGACGGGGACATGAGCAGCGGGGGCGCCGCGACCTCGAGCCGGCGGCCGTCGGCGTCGCGGTAGGTGCCCAGCCGCAGGGTCGACACGAGGTCGGCGAGGAGGTTGACGCACGCCCACCAGGTCGACAGGCGAAGCGCGGTGTCGGGAGTGACGATCTGCCCAGCCGACGACCGCAGCGCCAGCTGCGAGTTCGACGGGATGTCGGCGGCGCCGCGCTTCTCGGCGGCCGGGTTCGTGATGCGACGCAGGATGCTCACGCCGCCGCCGCCCACCCGAGCGCGATCAGGCCGACACCTGCGACGACGAGCGCCGCCGCGACCGACACGAGGCCGACACCGGCAACGATCAGGGCGAGGCCGGCGAGCTCGAGGAACGTCGTGATCCATCCGGGCATGGGGGGCCTCCTCAGAACACCTGGGTCGCGACGTCGATCACCGGCTTCCCGGCGACCAGGCACGCCGAGTTCAGAGCCATGATCGAAGCGACCGCCGCATCGATGCGGCCCACCGGGGAGCCCTCGCGCGGCGCGTGCTTCGGCTTCTCGATCTGCACACCGGCCGGCTTCACGACCGCCACCGCGTTCTGCACGTGGCGGGCCAGACCCTCGTGGCCGTCATGGGTCAAGCCGGCGTCCATCACCAGCTGATACATCCGGTCCGTCGGCGGGACCATCGTCGACGGCGCCTGCGACATGTCATTCAGGACACCGTCGCCGTAGGTCAGCCGCCACCGCTCGACCTCGGAGCGCCAGTGCGCCTTGTCGACCGCCATCTCCCGCACGTCGAACGTGTCGAACGCGTAGGCGACCCGGTCGATCACCTCCTGCAGCGGCACCCGCCACCCCGGCCCGGAGTGCTCCCACAGGCCCAGGACGAACAGGTGCGGCAGCTCCCCCTCCGCGAGCGGGACCGTGCACCCGATCAGCGCCGTCGCGTCACGCGTCCATGAACCGTCGAACCCGAGCGCCACCGGCGTGCCCGGCATCACCACCCGGTCACGATCCGCCAGACCATCCCACGTGCCCCACGGAATCCACAGGTCGTCGTCGCCGGCCCACTGGCACAGGTGCAGCCGCCGGAACTGATTCTCACGGTGCGGCAGCAGCGACCGCGCCGCCGCCTCGATCCCGTCCTCGTGCAAGAAGTCGCCGAGCGCCGGGTTCGCCTGGCGCCACGCGTCCCGATCCCACGGGTCACACCCCGCCGGCGCCGCATGGGTGCAGTAGACGAAGCTCGGGTCCTCACCCGACCGGGCCTGCTGCACCAGGTTCCACAGCAGCGACTCCTGGGAGTCACCCGGCGTCGAGATCGTCAGGAGGATCGCCCCCTCGATCTTCGCGAGCTGGGTCACGAGCGCCTCGTAGACCTCCTGGTCGACGACGTGCGCCTCATCGAGGATGACGTGGCCCTCCCAGCCCTGCAGCGCATCGAACCGCGACGGCAGCGCCAGGATCTGCCCGCCGTTGTAACCGATCTCGATCCGGTTCGCGGACTTGTAGAGCTCGCACCGGCAAGCCAGCTCCGGACAGAGCTGGATCATCCGCCACATCTTGAGCAGCAGCCGCTCGGCCTGCCGCTCGTTCGCCGCGACCAGGAGGACCATCGGGGCCTCCGCCCCATCGAAGAACGCGAGGTACAAGGCGATCAGGCAGGCCAGCGTCGACTTCCCCTGGCCTCGAGCGAGCTCGATCAGCGCCTGACGCGGCCGAGCGCCTCGCATCGGCAGGACCCGCCGCAGGATGTCGACCTGCCACGGCCGCACCCGGAACGGCTTCTTCGCCCCGGTGCCCGACGGGACCTTGATGTACTTCGCCGCCGCCCACTCGCAGCGCTTCCAGCCCCGCCGCGGCGCGCCCTTGAGCTCGAGCGGGGCGTCGGTCTTGTCGGCGGTCGACTTCCGGCCGCCCGTGCGGGTGCCGCCGCCGGACCAGGTCATCGGTGAGGGCCTCCCGTGCAACTAACTGCGAGCGGAGG